ACCTCATGTCGCCGACCCACGCCAACAAGGAAGGCGTCCGCTACCGCTACTACACGTCGCAGGCGCTGCTGCAGGGGCGCAAGGCCGATGCGGGCTCCATCGCGCGCGTCGCGGCGCCGGAGGTCGAGGCGCTGATCGCCGAAGCGCTGCGGGCCAATATGGAGCGGATCGTCGGGCAGAGTGCGGGGCAGATCGAAATTTGCGACGCCAGAGACGGTAGGCTGTTGCTCGGCCAGCTTCTGCAGTCCGCAACGATCCATCGCGATCGCATCGAGATGGTAACTCCGCCCCACGAGAACGACGCGGTCGAGGCGTCGCACATCCCCACGCTCAGCATTCCATTCAAGCCGTCTTCAAGGCCGTTGAAAGGCGTCGCTTACGCCCCGCAGCCACGCTGCGCCCCCATGGACGACGCAGCGCGCATCTCCTTGCTGACGGCCATCGCCAGATCGCGGGGCTGGATCGAAGCGATCCTCAGAGAACCATCGATCGACTTTGCTGCGATCGCCGCCCGCGAAAATCTCGCTGAGCGCCATGTGCGTTTCCTGGCGACGCTTGCCTATCTGTCCCCGCGCATGGTCGAGGCCCTCGCTGCAGGCCGCGCTCCGGCCGGCATGGCTGTCCGGCGGCTCGCCCGTCATCTGCCATTCGGTTGGGCGGAGCAGGAAAAGCTCGTCGACTTCTGAAGCGTCTTCGTCAACATCGCCCGGTCGCTTCGCCGGATCGCGGCTCTGAACCGGTTCAGCCATGGCGCGAACCGGCCTTGACCGCGGTGGCCGTCACATTCCGGAGACGCCGAAGCCGCTATTGCAGACCGGGACCCGAAATCGGCGTCGAAAGCCTTCGAGAGACGGGTCTGCCGTCTCCGCCTCCTCAAAGCCCCGCAGAACGCCGGCCTCAGTGGGCAAGCTCGCTCTATCCGCGGATTTGAGGAATGCGTGGCTGGGGCGGGAGGATTCGAACCTCCGTATGGCGGAATCAAAATCCGCTGCCTTACCGCTTGGCGACGCCCCAACGGCGCTGGCCCTGCGGCCGCGCGCGGCGGACCATAATCGGCGGCCGGGCGCGCCGCAACGATTCTCTGCGCGGCAAAACGCGCTGTGCGGCGAGGCGCGCGGCGGCCGGAAAGCGCGAGCGCCAGCGCTAATCGTCGTCACGGCTTTGCCGGCGAAGGCGGTCGCCCGAATGAGGCAGGCAGAGTAGGGGACTGAAAAGAAAGCGTCTTCGACAGTCCAGGCGTCGGTGGAGCATGACGCGCCGCCGCAATGCGTCGCGCCGCGCGCGTCGCTGCACTTCGGGCTTGCTCCGCAGGCCGCGCGCCGTTATAGAACGCCCACCAGACAGCCGCCGGGCGCAAGCCGGGCCGGTCGGATCGGAGTGTAGCGCAGCCTGGTAGCGCACCTCGTTCGGGACGAGGGGGTCGGAGGTTCGAATCCTCTCACTCCGACCATTTTTTCTTATATCCATATGAAATTGCGGAACTTTCTCCGTTTTGTCTTTCGACGGTCCCCCGGCTGGTCCCCCAGGCGTTGGCTCATTCAACTCGGCCATCAATCCGGCCTTGCCGGCTGGTTGCCGGGCTCGAACAGATTCGGCGAGCCGCCCTTAGGTAGCCCCATGCCGTGACTTGCAAGCGCTTGCGGCAGAACCATGTCCAGCATGGTTGTCGTCCCGCCGGTCGGGTCTTGGGCATAGGTGGCCGTCTGAACAGCGAGTGATTGCATCCCGCCAGGATTCGGGAAAAGCGACGGAGCCTTGACCGTCAGAATCTCACCCGGTTCCCAGAGTTCGCCGCTCGGCTTGTGCCACCCCTGCACGGTGATCGAACATTGAACCGATGTGCCGATCCGCTGCGATTGTTCCCGGTCCACACGGTCCTGCAAATCGCGTTGCGTCATTGGGTCTTCGGCGATGATGACCATAGGCCGATAGCGGCCGACAGCCGGGTTCTCAGCCGTAGCCTTGATTTGCGAGGCCGCCGCTCCCCAAACGGAGTCGGAGCCGGAGTTTTGAGCAAAGCCAATGCTTCTCGAATGCACGAGGTCATCCCGGATAAGCGCCCGCGCCTCAAGAATATTGCGCCCTTCTTCAAGGACTGCGGCGGGCGCCGCATTAGGATCGATCGCGCCCGCGATGAGATTTCCGCTCGCGTCGTCGCCAATGAAAATTCCTCGCTGACGCGCAAGCCGCTCAAGGAATTGAAACACCGTCTCGCCATGGAAGACCTGCGCCAGCTTGAACGGGCGGTTCGCGCCAGGCGGCGGGTTTTTCCACTGAAGCTGAATGCCAAATGGTTGAAGCGCGCGACGTGCGATGGCGTCGAACGCGGAATTCTTGAAGTATCCGGGCTCAAGAATTGCCGCCGATCGCACCAATTCGACGGTGTTTGAGCACCCTTGAATTTGCACGCCATGCGAACGCGCGTTGATGACGGATTGCCGAACATCAACGAGGCCGGTGACGGCGAGCTTGCCCCCGAGGGTCACGCCCACCGCGTCGCCCGGCTTCAGCTTCAAGCCATTCCAGCCGCGAGCGCGATCGCTCATCTCGACGACAGAAACCTGAAATTCAGCGGCCCATTCCGCTCCAAACGACCGTTTGACGTTGACCTGCGTCCAGTCTCGATAGTGGATGCCGTTGCATGTAATTTCGCAGATTTCATGAAGCTTTGGCATGGGCTGCTTACCCCCAATTTTCTTCGGCGCTCAGCTCCCTAAGCGCGAGATTGATTTCGTCTTGCAGCATCGCCGCCACCTTCGCCGGGTCTCTCTCGGCGGCGATGCGTGGCGCGCAACGTGATGGGATCGACAAGATGCGCGACCGAACGCGGCCGTAGTCGTCGCCAACGAGTCGGATCACATCGGCGATTGCCACGAGTTCGCCTCGGCGCACGTCGTTTTCCATTTCGGTCCTGTCAGCCAAGGCCCTGTCCTTTCGCGCCCGCTCGTGCGCCGGATCAAGCTGGCCAGGCGGCGCGCTGGCGCCTGCGTTCATCGCGGCGATAATTGTCGAAAGCAGCCAAGCCGGCCGCACGCCGATCCGCCCATCGGCCGGCACGCCGTCCAACGCCTTGGCGACCGTGCGGCGGTCTTTGCCCAATTCCGTCGCGGCGGCATTGATCGACCAAAGCTTTGCGGTCATTGCCATTTGCCTTCCTTCCGAATGACTTTGTGGTGGAGCGTTGGCGAGCCTTCGCACCTACAGACACATCGCGGTCGCGCGTTACCCCCAGCCTGGGCCTGCCCCCGGAGAACCTTGGGTTGCGCGCGCCGATCACGTCGTTCCGAACAGTCCGATGTCGATCGCGCGTTGGCGCATTCGAATGATTGCGGCCGTTGACGCGGCCGACATGCCTTCGCGCGCGATCTCGACCGGAAAGACGGGCTCGCCGGAGCGTAGGGATCGGACCTGAGCGCCGGGATCGGCTGGAACGGTGACGAAGGACAGCTCAAGCGGCGTCCATCTCTCGACAACGTGACGTTCGATCGTCTCCTTCGACGCCGGGACGACGCGCAGCTTGTCGATGCGATAGCCGACGGAAATGTTTCGGATGATGCCCTGAGCGACCAGGCCGAACAGCCGATCGGCTGCTGCGTCCGTGCCTTCAGCAGGAAAGCGAACTGTCGCGCGTCCCTCATTGCCTGCGATCCATGCCCGCTCGACCACAGCGATTTGGGAGGCGGTGCTGAAGGCTTGGTGACTATCGAGGACAGGCGCGCCGGCGTTGAGGCGCGCCAAGTCGATCGCGCCTTCTGAAACGACCAGCTCTTCACGGAAGGGTGTGGCGCTGTCCCAGCCCGTGTAGCGCCGCCGTTCGACGGCGGCTCCCGTTGTGAAGGTCAGGTTTACGGTGCGGGTGGCGGCATTCACCGCCCCCTGCCCGATGGCCTCGCGCCGCTCCTGAAGAGGAAGGGCGTCGGGCGTCTTTCGCGCTGCGCCGCTCATGATCAAGCGCCCGCGTTCTTGAACCAGCCGCGATGATCGAGCCAGCCCGCGCCCCAATCGAGGCGAACGCGGATTTCCACGCCGTCCACGTCGAAGCCCGTGCGTGTGTCGATTTGCGGACCGTCCGAGCCTTCGAGATAGGCATATTCCAGGCCTGCGATCTCGGCCGGGCTGGCCGCCAAATACCATGCCGTGGGGCTCACAAGGCGCGGCTCTGTGATGACGGTGAGCTTGCCGGCGAACGGATTCACCTCGCTTGTCGCGACGGGCGTGAGCGTCGCGACCAGCTTTTCGGCGGTCGTTTCGAGCGCCGGCGGCACGACAAGAAACTTCGGCGTCACGCTGATCAGTTCACCGGCAAGGCCTTTCTGCGAGCGCATCGCAAGCCGAGCCTCGGAGAGCGAATCCACCGAGAGCGCGGCCCCTGAGGCGGCTATGTTTTTGTGATCGGCGTGGAAGACGGATTTGCCGTCCGCCATCGTCGGATTCGAGTTGACCAGATCGGCAAGGCTCTGCGCCTGAAGCGCGGCCGCCGCTTGCGCCAGGCGCTGCGGGACAGTCGTGAAGGCGCCGAGGTCGTCATTGACCAGCGCCTGGCGCGAAATGGCGAACACGCGGCCGAAGGTTTCGAGCTTGTAGGTCTCGCCGCCTTCCTCGAACGTCCCCCGTTTGAATTCGCCGGCCTCGCTGACTTTCTCAAGGCCGGGCCCGGAAGAAAGCTGAAGCGAGCGGCGAGCCCGGAAGTCCGGCGCCGAGGACTGCCTCGCCACGGAAACAATGGCGCTCGGCGCCGTGGCGTAAGCAGCGCGCAGAACACGGCCGACAGCGTCGCCGAGGATGAGCGGAAAATCGCTTGTCGTGTGAAGGCCGCGCGTCACGGCCTCGGCGGCGGAGAGGCCCGCCGAATAGTGCCCTGCGAGATTGAGCGAGCGTCGCGCGAGCTCAGGAATGGTCAATCCGACAAACTGGCGCGCCGCTTCGGAAGGGCGATGCGACGGGTTGAGGCGCACATAGAGTGCTTCGCCGAGGGCGTTGTCGCGACGGCTTTCCGACCGGCTGAGGCCGGTCATGGGATCGAGGTTAACAACACCCTGAACAGGTCCGGCGCGATTGCTGACGTCGGCCAGCGCATCGAACATCGCGGCGTTTCGGGCGATCGGCGGCAGATGATCGAAATTACGGGGATCAACACCGTGGGATCGAAGATGGCTGGACAGAAGATCGTGCGAGCGGTTTGCGTGGCTGGCGATCTCGGCGATCAAGCCGGCGTGCTCTTCCTCGATTTCGCGGACGCGCTCGGGCGGGGTGTCAGGGGTGATCGATTCGGCAAGCTGGCGTGCGTAGTGCTGCTTTTCTTTGATTGTCATCGGTTGAGGCATTTCGGGAACTCCATGTGCGCGCCACGGTAGCGCGCGTCATTCCCGATCACTCTGGCCGGCGCCATGGGTCATGAATACCCGGAGTTTTCGCCCCAAATTTTTCGGATGCGTTCAGCGGTCAGCGGCTCGCCACGGTTCATCTTCAGAACATGCCAGAGCGCCGAGGCAGGCGACGAGGGATCGTGCGGACATGACTCGCATTCCCGGTCCCGGCGCCACCCTGTCGCCTCGTAACGGCGAAGCGCTTCAGCCAATCGGCGCGCCACGGCGCGGCGGCTCGGTTCGGCGAAGTGCATGGCGGCAATGCCGAGCGCGCGGTCGCGCTCTGTCGTGCGTCGCAGAGTTGTGGGGTGACGCTCGCCCGGACCGGGCCGCAAACCCATGGCGGCGTCCAGAGATAGGCTTGAGGTGACGAAGCGGTCAATGGACGCGGCGAACCATTCAGCGGCGCTGGCGGGCGCGGCACGGCCCTTGGCGCAGGCGTCGGCCACGATGAGCAACGCGTCGAGTGAGCGAGCGCGGTCAGTGGGGCGTCGCGGCTGAGTCATGGAAGCTCCCAATGATGCGTTCGATCTCGCCTTCAGCGGCCGCCAGCGCCCGCGCCATAACCGCGCGGGCTTCCCGCTCGGTCAGCCCGGCGTCGGAGGTGAGCAAGCGGATCGCTTCGCGCGCCGTGGCCAATGTCGAGGCAAACATTTTGTCGAAAGGCATGCCGCTTTGGAGGATTTCAAGAATGCCGGCTTGCGCCATCATCTGCCCAGCCTCGTCAGCGAAGGACAGGAAGCCGAGCGCGGCGTCGGAAAAGTCTTGGGGCAGTTCGTCAGTCATCGACTTGTCTCCATGAGTTCGGCGTCGCGCCAACTCGAATCTTGGTTTTCTGTTCATCGCTGCTCATCAATGGATCGTCCGGCGCTTCATGGCGGTGATTTCGATCCGTGCCAGCCGCTCGGCTTCGGCGTGATTATGGCCGTCGTCGTATTCCAGAATGGCCGCGCGCTCTTCGAAGGCATAAAGCCAATCCTCCGCGCCCCACGGCGGGGCGGGTTGCTCAGCGACGGGTGCGGGGGTTGTGAGGTAGGAAATCAGGTCGGCGCGGATCGCCTTGGCTTGTTCGACAAGCTCGGCAGGAACCGCTTCGCCTCGCCTCGGGATCATGCGCAGACGATCGCCGCGAAATTGAAATACAACTCCCGCGCGCATCGCTTCGGCAACCAAACGGCGGGCTGTGCTCATATCTCAACCCCTCCGTCATCCTCTGGCATTTCAGCTCCAATTCCGCCGAAGGCCGCCAAATTCTCCGAAGACCGCCACCTCAGAAAGGTGGCGGTCTTCGCATCTTCGTGGCGGTCTTCGGCCAAAACCCATGACCATCCGGTCTTGAAATCGGTCTTTTGAGCGCGCACACCGAGTTGCTTTTTCGCCCGTTCGATGGCTCGCCAGCTATGACCATGAGCCTCCGCCGCCGCCTTCAACTCGCGCACAGGTTGCGGAATGACGGCGAGGGCGTCGCGCAGGAATTCGACCGCCGCGCCGACCGCGCCGCTATCCTCCGGCTGCGCCTCGGCGGACGCCAGAACGTCGCGCGCCGTGCCTTCGATCGCATCGCCGAAGACCGCGATGCTCGCGATGATGTTGGTGTTGCCCGGCATCGGCTCCTGCCGAAGCTCATAGGCAAAACCGCCTTCGTCGGGGCCGATGTTCGACTTCGCACGCATGAAGATGCGCCGCCCCGAGGAACCATCCTCGCCGTCCGTCTCCTTCGCCGCGACCATGACGACCCGCGCCAGCGCGCCGAACGCGATGCTGCCAGTGATCCGTTCGATCGGCTCCCGGCCGGACGTGCCCTTGGAAAAATGGGTGACGCCAATCAACGCTGCGCCGACTTCGGACGCGAGGTCGACGAGCGGCTGCAACGAGCGCCGCGTCTCGCTATTCTTGTGGGAGTCTCCCGAGACCGCGCTGACGATCGGATCGATCACGAGCAACCGCGCTCCGCCGGCGCGCGCGATGGCGAGGCGCAAGGCGCCCGTGTCTTTCGCCGGGTCAAATGGGCGGGGCTTTCCGTCCTCAAGAACGTCGCTGACGAAATACACGCGATTCACATCGGCGCCGGACGCCGCAAGGCGCGGCAGAAGCGTATCGGCCGGGTCGTCTTCACCCGACCAGATTACGACATTCCCTTGTTTCGAATAGCGTCCGTCCGGCCAGTTCTTCCCGCTCGAAACAATCGCCGCCATCAACATGGCGAGCGTCGTTTTTCCAGCGCCGGGCTGTCCGCCGATGATGTGCATTTTGCCGGAGGCCAGCCAGCCCGGCCAAAGCCAATCGATCGGCGTCGGGGTCAGATCGGCGGCGCGCAGCAGCCGAGCCGTCGCCTTGGCGGTCGCTTCCTTCGCCACAGGCGCCGCGTCGCCGTTCTGGCGGGCTCGGTAAGCCGCTGCTTCGTCCGCGAAATACTTGTCGCGGCGGTCGGATGTCCAATCCTGAAACCCTTGCGGATAGCTCATTCGGAAGCCTTTCCGATTTCGTCTTTTTCCAGAGCCCGGAATGTGGCGAGCGCATCGATCGTGGCGGAGCGCAGCGCGCGCAAGGCGGCCTCAAGCGCGGGCAGCGACGCGCCGGACGCGCAGCAGGCGATGGACGCGCCAGCGCGGGCCGCGATCAGCGCCGCTTCGGCGAGGGCGTTACGACGCAACAGCGTCGCCACGTCGGGAACGATGCGAGCGGGAGCGGTCATTGCGTGAGCCTCCCGACCGCATAGGCGTCGACAATCCGGGCGCCGTCCCGTTGCCATTCAACTGCGGCGGCGAGCGCCTCGCCGTAGGTGGCGCCGTCCCAAACGATGCCGCCGCCGTCGCCGTCGCGAAGCGCGAGGACGAACCGCCGCCGGCCCGATCGGTCCCAATTTTCGACCGCGCTCAGGGTGATGGTCGGGCGCACGATCAGATTGAAGCGAACGATGTTGCTCATAGCCGCGCCTCCATGAAAACGAGGGAGGCGCCGGGCGCCGTTGTGGCGGGCGTGAGGCCGAAACGGCGGCCGGAAATCGCCGCTTGCAAGACGATGAGGGCGGGGCTATCTTCCGAATTGATCGCCGCCAAGCAGATCAATTCGAAATCCCGACCAGCGCCCTCGCGTGGTCGGGTTTTCTCTTTGGGCCTCATGTCAAGCGGCCTCCGAAATCAGGGCGCGGATCGACTCGACCGTGACAAGTCGGCGCCTGCCGACCTTCAGGGTTCTCAGGCGGCCCTCTTTCATCATCTTGTAGAGAGTCACGCGCGAGCGAATGCCGAGCATTGCGAGTGCGTCATCAAGGCTGACGGCGATAGCTTCGGGCTTGTGAATGTTCATGAGTTCACCTTTCGTTTGGCGCGCTCATGGTGCTCATCTGAGGCAGTGGTGGATAATGGCTTTTTGTCGTTATTTTCCGTCGGCGCGAAGGCGGGTTGGAGTTCTCTTTGGGACGATGGAGGTCCCATAAATCGCGTCGATTGATTTGATCAGGTCCAGAAATTTGCCCGAATACCTGTCGCCATAGGCAGTCCACGTTAACCCCGACTGGCGACCAGTCACGGCGACGAACGCCGCTCGCGCTGTGGTAATAAAGTCGATTGTGAACGGGTCTTTCTTTCGCGCTCGGCGATGTTCCAGTGGGATTGCGCGGATATCTCTTTCAACCATCGCAATGGCAGTTCGCGCTGCTCGCGCTGGCGGTGCATTGATGACATATCCGGGGGCGGAAAACGAAACCCAATCGGCTGGAATTCCGCGCGATGGCCGTTCGGCCAATTTCGAGACGATGAGATCGCGCGTGCTGATTGATGTCGCAGCCCATGCTGCGAGCCACCGGGACAGAGAGCCGGAAGCGGCAGCCCTCCTAAGCCGCCCTATTTCATATGATTTCCCTTTGCTTGCGATGCGCTTCGCACAGAATCCGCGCTTTCTGTCGCCGCCAATTTTGGAAGCACCGACACCGATATTTGCCGCAAGGTGGATTGCGTCAACGTGCACTGCCATCGCATGGCGCCAAAGCTCATCATGATTGATGCCGGGCGTTGCGATTCCGCTCAGCGCTTTGAGGAGCGCTTCGAGTTTAGGCGACACAGGTAATTCAGCTTGATCCGGCAGCGACATTTTGCAGTGCTCCTTATCCCGCTTGACCGATGCGATATGTCACATGGCAAGAAAGACGGTTCATGGTCAGATCTCCGCCGGCAGGAATGAGCGGATCAGCGCGGCTTGCAGGCGCGCGTCCGGAACATAGTCCGTGAATGACGATGTGGTCGTGAGATATGCCGCCTTTTCGCGCGCCGCTTCGATCGTCCCGCACGGGAAGGCGCACAGTGCAAGAAGAGCCTCTTCCTCGGCTGCGTTGGCGCGCTTCCATTCCCTCTCAGCAGCAGCAAGGCCGAAGTCCTCGCGGCGCTTCTCTTCAGCAGCGAAACATTCATCGACGATCGCAAAATTCTCGACTTCCTTCTCATCGAGGATCGCGGCGATGCGCTTGGCTTCTTCCGGCGCAATCCGCGCGAGGCTGACGCATGACCTGCGATGATGCTCGAACGCCCCTGCAATGAATTTCTTCACCTCCTTCAGCGAAAGCTGGCTGTCACAGCCTCCGCCCAACAGACACGGGATGAAGAACGGTTTGCGATGCGTTGCATCGTATGAGTCCTGAACGATGCCGAGCGCGTCAACCGCCGCTTCGAACGCACTCCATGCGGCGCGGTGCGCGTCAATAAGAGCCCCGACGCCGGAGGGATCGGCGATCGCCGGAGTGGTGGACATGGCGAGGGGCGCGGCGGCGAGCGCGCCGATAACGGTGCGACGGTTCATGATCACGCCCTCCG